ATGGCAACGATATCATTTTTGTATAGATCAACTAGAGAAAAAGCGCCTCTTAAAGTGCGTTTCTTTTACATGAATAAAGGTAAGGAATCTTTTATTGAAGTGTCAACTAAAAGTGAAGTTACGAAAGAGTACTGGCAAAAGCATCATAAGGCGAAAAGAATTCTAGATATATCTATTAAGAATTTTCAAAATGAGTTATTGTCTGAATTGAATAGTTTAGAGAATTATATTCATGATGCGTCGATGAGTGTAGATGTAGATCGTTATAATAAAGAATGGTTAGTTGGTGTTGTGGATGGCTATTATAATCCTGTTGTGGATGCTGATACTCCAGTATCGTTTTTGGATTGGTGTGATGTGACAGCTGAAGATAAGAAAGCAGATTTGACATATAATACTAAGAAAAAGAATAAAGTTTCTTTAAGAGTAGTTACTGAGTATATAGTTAGTTCTAAGAAGGAGTGGTTGGTTAAGGATATCGGTATTCAGTTTAAAAGAGAGTTTGAAGCTTATTGTTTAAGTAAGGGGTATTCTAATAACACTATCTCTGTGTTTTGCATATATGTGAAGTCTGTGTGTAATTATGCAGCAATGAATGGAGTGGAGGTTAGTAAGACTTTAAACTTGGTTAGGGTTAAAGAGGAGGCTGTTGATAATATTTATTTAACAGAAGATGAGATTGAGAAAATCAAGAATGTAGAGTTGCCTTCTGATTATTTAGATAACGCTCGTGATTGGCTATTGATATCCTGTTATACAGGACAAAGGATAGGTGATTTTATGCGTTTTGAAAAATCTATGATACGATGTGAGGAAAATAGAAAAGGAGAGCTTAAATCGCTATTAGAATTCGTCCAGGAGAAAACAGGAAAACGCATGAGTATTCCTTTATCTAAGAAAGCGCTTGAAGTATTGAGTAAAAGGAATGGTGAGTTTCCTCGTGCCACATCTGATCAGAAGTATAATAAGTATATCAAAGAGGTATGTGAGGCAGCTGAAATAACCGATATGGTTCCAGGTTCCATTAAGTCTAAGACAAAGAATAATGGATATCGTATGGTGGCGAAAGATTACCCTAAATGTAAATTAGTGACTTCGCATATAGGGCGTAGGTCTTTTGCTACTAATAATTATGGGAAAATTCCTACTATGTATTTAAAAGAGATTACAGGACACAGTACTGAGCAAATGTTCTTGAAGTATATAGGTAAAGGAAGTAAAGATATCGCAATGGAGATGTTTGATTATTTTGATTAATTTTCAAAACACAACAATTTAAAAAAATTATGCACAAGTATTTTAGATTATTATTCACTGTTGAAAAGAAGAGTGGTGTCTTTTAATTTTGAGAAGGACATTGATGTCCCTCTCAAAATTAAAGCACTATTATTTAACTACATACTTGTACCAAAGTATTCTAAAAATTACAAGTAAGATAGCTGCTCCTAATAGTACATAAAATACATTCCATAGCATGTCTTCTAAAGGTTGAAAAAGGTTGATTTCGTTATTCATAACATATTGTTTATTGTTAATATTTACGAATGTATAAAATATTTTTAACGTAAAAAAATGGTGCTATTACTTATAAAACTTACAATTATGTAACAAATAAAATAGTTAGTAATTAAATAAATTAAGATAACTTTTAGATACATTTAGATTTATGAGGAGTGGTATTTTTCTTATTCATGATTTTCAAATAGTTCTATTAATTTATTAATGTCTTGTAGTATATCTTGGTGAATCTTGGTATCAATATAGGTTCTTATACTTTGTAAGTTATTTAATAATTCTTCTGATTGCGGATCTGTGATTAAGTATTTGTTGTTACTTAAGAAAGTATTTATAGTTTTAAACCCCTTTGTTATAGCTTCTTTTGACTTTTTATATGTATCTTCTAAGTCTATATCTTTTGAGTTGTTTGAACTATTTAGAATATCGAATAATTTTATTTTGAATACGTAATTACTAATTGCATTATAAATAAAATGTAATTCAAATGGTTTGTCAATCTTCTCTTTGCAATAAGAATAAATGTTGACTGTGTTTAGAGCTAATTCTGTTTGTATGGAGCTTGCATTTGACTTTAAAAAGACTTTGGATAGACCTTGTACATGGGTATTAATGCTGTTTATTTTGTTTGAAGTATTAACTATTTTAATTTTAGCATCTTCAACTTCAGTAGCAGTTTCTTCTATTTTAATTTTGGCATCTTCAACTTCACTAGCAGTTTCTTCTATTTTGGATTTAGCATCTTGTACTTCTTTAGTTGTTTCATCTATTTTAGATTTAGCATCTTTTACTTCAGTAGCAGTTTCTTCTATCTTGGATCTAGCATCTTTTACCTCATTAGCTGTTCCTTCTATTTTGGATCTAGTATCTTTTACCTCATTAGCTGTTTTTTCTATTGTTGTTGCTGACTTTTTTAATTCTTTAATGTCTTCGTCTATTTTCTTAAATGAAAAAACCGCACCTAAAGCAATTAGTGCTGTAAAAAAAGCAATAATTATGGTAGTTGATGTATTGAAACCGCTTAATACTAAATCATCTTTAAAGTGAGATTCAAAAATTAGTTTATATACATCAACTAGTTTCTCATCATTTTTTAGTTTTAAATCCTCAATAGAGTTGTTTATATTTTCTATTCTTAAGAATAGTTGGTATTGAATATAAAAGACAATCCCTAGTGCTGCAGAAATTAGAAAGTAAAATGTACGTACTATGTTCATTGTTGTATTTCTTGTAGTTTATTAGCTGTTAATTCAAATGTTCCTTGGATAACTTTCTTCATGTTGTCTTTTACTACAAAATCTAGATATCCATCTGCTGTGTAAAGTCTAATTTCTTTTAGTTTTAAATTTTTGAATATGTTAATGTCTTTGTCTGATATATCATACATAACATTAACGTTATTTCCACAGTCTATTTTAGAGACTTGATTTAAAGTAACTTTATCACCATTCTCAAATAGTGCTATAATCTTATTTTGACCAAAGCAGACCATGTAAGAAGTCTGTACATTGATATTGATATGTGAATAGATCTCTTTATTAGGAGTGACAGTTATGTGGCTAGATAAGTATAGTCCGCCTCTGAAAATATTTTTAGTAAATGAATCAGATGTTCCCCATGTGGCATCTCCTTTTGTTGCGTTTATCTGAATTTTTCTGTCATCTGTAAACTTGTCTATTTCATCTTTAGCTATGAATTGAGCGAATGATGCAGTGGATAGTAGGAGTGTTATTATAAGTAATAGGTGTTTCATTGTGTTATTTTTTATAGTTGATTGAACTAAAGTAATAGATATATAGATTTAGTTTATACGGAAAACCGTAAATAGTATTATCTTTTTCTATTTCTGTTAATCATAACTACATTCATTATCTGACTAATGTCTTTTAGGTGTAGTACTTTGTCCTGATATAAAGGGTTAAGTGAGTGAATTGTTATCTCTCCTTTTTCTACATCGTGGTTAATTATTCTTTTGACAATTACTCCTTCTGTTTTATGTACAATCACAAAATCCCACTTATTATAATGCAGCTTGGATAACCAATATACTTGATTAACATTTCTACAAATCAGTAGATCGTGTTCGAAAAGTGATTCTGCAGGATCTTCTTCTGATATCATGCTGTCTCCAGCGACTTCAAAACAAACATATTCTCCTTTGGCTTCGTTTTCTTGTGGGATAATGATAGGTATGGTCGGTAATGTATCCATATAAACAGGATTGTCAAATCCGCTAAGGTAGCCCGCTTGCGCGTATTGAGAAACTAAAGGAATGAATTTAACATGTCCAGCTGTAACAGGTATGGCTTCGTGTTTTGGTTCTTTATTCTTAATCATTTCACCTTCTCCAGTTAAAAGCCATTCAATGTTTAATTGAGGATATTTTTGTTTTATTGTAGAGATTTTCTCTAAACTTATGCTTTTTGATATGTTGTTAATGTATCCATTTGACGCATTTATTTCTTTTTCGAACGCACTAATAGTTAAATCAAGGTGCGTTGCAAACTCTTTTAGTCTTTCTTTTACACTCATAATCAATAAGTTATATTATTATTTTAATTTATTAGAGAAATTCTCTATATGTAATGTTTTTTAATTAGAGAAATTCTCTATATTTGTCATGTCAGGTCACGTTAATGATTTATGATTATAAACGTAAAACCTTGACATGTCACAAATTGGTCAAAAGTATGAAAAAAGTTATTGAGATACACGCTGCTGATGAAGAAATAGCAATTAGAGCAAAATCTCTAAAAATACTTAGTGATTTTAGAGTATTAGGATTTGTTACTAGAAAATCATTCTTAACAGTAGTAATGGAACATTATCCTGAATTGAATAGTCATGATGGGGGTAATAGGTTGGTTAATTTTTGGGCAGGTCGTGAATTTAGACTGAACCAACAATTAGAGAAAGTATTAGAAACATTGAAAAGCGAATAGTTATGAGTTTAGAAGGTCAAATGATATTTAGTGGTATGATGGCTTCTGATTTTTTAGAAGCTGTACAAAAAATGGTTCGCGCTGAATTGAAAAATGGCGAACCTGAGGAGTTGTTGACTCGTGAAGAAGTTGCTGAGTTCTTGAAAGTGAATCTGTCGACTGTGAGTACCTGGACAAGTCAAGGGAGGTTGACCTGCTATGGTATGGGGGGTAGAAGATATTATAAGAAGTCAGAAATAATGGCGGCCCTTGAAATTTTGAAGGTATGAGAACATTTGAACAAGATTGGAAAAGGTATAGTGATAAAATAGTTAACTATCTGAATAGTGATGAAACATATAAAAGATATCCTACAGGAGATACCAGCAGTAGCGATGCTGAATCAAAATAGTAAGGTTGGTAAAACGACTGTTAATCCTACGAAGTGTACAGCTGAGAAGTTCGCTTGTCATCCGCAAGGTTGGTTCGGTGGAATTGAAGAGTGTAAGGCTTGTAAAAAGAAGTTTTAAATAATACGGATAGTGAGTCGCCTGGGGCGTGTATATACACATTATAAACACAATTTTACGGCATAAAATTTCTTTTCTCCAAGGGTTCGAATCCCTGCTATCCGACAAATCAAAATTTAATAATATGGAGGATCAAAAATTAAAAGTTAAGGCTAAAATACGTGCTCTTCTGAATAAAACAGTTGAGAATGGGGCCTCAGAACAAGAGGCTATGTTAGCGCTGAAAAAGGCTAACGAATTAATGTTAGAGAACTTTATATGTGAACATGATTTAGAAGGTGTTGCACCTGAAAAAATTATTGAGGTTAGAGAACCTATTGTGGTTACTAGTTATGACTTTACTTGGTTTTATGGTGATTTAGCTAGGTTGTTTGATTGTGAATGTTTTTGGACTTCTGGACGTAAAGGAGATATTGTGTTCTTTGGTTTTGAATCAGATGCTAAACTAGCAATGTACTTCTATAGATTGGTAATGAAAGCAGCTTTTAATTCAATTGAAGAGTATAAGAAAAGTTTTGAGTATATCCATTCTAAAGCGTTCTATGGAATACATGGTAAGACACTAGTTTCTTCTTTTGTGAAAGGTTTTACAATAAGACTTGGCCAAAGGTTAATGGAGATGTATAAACAAAGAAAGGCTTCTATTCCTTATGGAATGGGATTAATGGTTATTCAAAAGGATGAGCAAGTTAAGACTGAGTTTGATAAACAAAACCCGCATCTTAAGTCTCATAAAGTAAACCTAGATAATTTGGAATTTACAGCTTTTGAAGCAGGTAAAATCGATGGAGATAAGATTGATTTAGTACAGCCATTGAATGAAGGTATGAAAGAAGATTTAATACAGTTGGCTATGTAAAACTATGTTTTATGGAAATAGGTAATAATATTCAGTTTTCAAATAATTTGAGATTTGTTAGATATAAAGCTAATCTGTCACAACAAAAAGTATCAGATAAGCTTTGTATTACACGAGCTAGGTATTCTAAGTATGAGGAAGGAGCTTCAGAGCCTCCTTTCTTTGTACTGATTAAGATTAGTAAATACTTCAATGTAAGTATAGATGATTTGTTGTTATCTGATTTGAGAAAGCATAAACAAGTTTAGTTATGACTGTACAAGAGAAATTATTACTTAATGCCCTTGATGTAGAGGATAAGTATTTTTTGAAATACAAAAGAAAGGTGTTATCGAAGTTAGAATCATTTCATCTTGAAGCTTATGCAAAAGAGAGGTTTGATCTAATAGAAAAGAACGAAGCTTCTGATTATTGTGAATGTGACATTAAAATATGTTTGTCTAGCTATGAAGATTCTGATATTGAGGAGGAGTTTAATAAAAGAGAGCTTTATTTACCTTATTCAGATATAGTAAGGAATGACTTGTATAAGAGGTTTATAGAATTATTACATACAATTCCATTGCATCAATTAGAGAGTGTAATTAAGGATTTAGAGACAAAGGCATAATCTAAGTTAGTTATGTGTTTTAAAATATCAATGAGTGGCGGAATAAGGAACTAGACGCTATGGTTAAATACTAGTTAGACCTAGATTGGTAGGGTAGTCAATGGATAGTAAGCGTATCGGTGATGCGAGTAAAACGAGTGAACACAAACTATTTCTCATACATCGTGCAGGTTTGAATCCTGTCTCATTGATTGTAAAGTGGTCGATTTAAGCCAATTATTCAAAATTGGCTTAAAAAGGCCTATTGGTATGTGATATGAAAAAGTATAAAAACAAACTACCTATAGCTATTTTGGCTCTGTTCTATTCATTTCTTTTAATGACGTCTAGTATTAATGATACTATTCCAGCTATAGCGGCAAGTAGCATTATTAGTGAGATAATCTTTTTTGTGAAACTTGTTTTTGCTGGATATGGTGTTTGGTTCTGTTGGTGGTTCATAGATTCTGAGTAATCTGATGATTTACTATTGATCATTTGGTCAATGGCTTGTTGGTTAACAATAGAAACTTGATAGTTTTCTATATGTACTATTTGTTTGGTTTTGAGTTCTAATATGAATTCATAAACATCATCTTCTATATCCTTAGTAAATGGGTAGAAGTTGTTTGATTTAAGTTCTTTTAGGAACTGTAATTTACTATTTGAAAGCATAATAAGGTATTTATATGCAATGTACTTAAAAAAGTTAATAAAATGAATGAAGGTTTTTGGTCTATCCTTACTGCAGAGGTAAGGTATGATAAGCGATTAAAGCCTAATGCTAAGCTATTGTATAGTGAGATTAGTGCTTTAACTAGTCGTGATGGTTATTGCTGGGCTAAGAATGAATACTTCGCAGAGTTGTATGATGTGAGTCCAGAAACTATTTCAAGGTGGATTTCGCAATTGAAAAAATATGGTTATGTATTGGTTGAAATAGAAAACAAATCAGGTGGATTTGAACGTAAAATCCGCCTTGACATTTCAGGCAAAGCGCCTTGTCATTTTGAGCAAACAGCCTTGACAAAAAAGACAAACCGCCTTGACGAAAATGTCAATATAATAATACATACTAATAATACAATTAATAATAAAGGCGCTCTCGAATTTTTGAAAGAAAATAGTTTTAGTCTTTATGAAAACTTTGAGATGAGATTTAAAAAACAAATCTCTGATTTTCCAAAATTCTGTGAGTTGTTTGATTTGAAGTTTGATGAAGAAGATTTGGAGTACACAGTTAAAAAAATAAATAGTCGATTAACAAGATTTGCGATTAACTATTGTGAGAATGAAAGGAAGGGGCAAGGAGGAAATCAACAACAGATAATACAGCCAGTTGTTCAACAATACCAAAAAACAAGATTTTAGTTATGAGTGAAGTTATTAAAAAAGATTTGCCTCATTCGTTTGATATAGAAGAGGCGGTGATAGGTGCGATGTTGGTTGATAAGAATGGAGCGGATGATGCTATGCAGATTATAAAAGATAGTTCTGCTTTTTATGATCCTAAACATATTGATATTTTCGAAGCTATACAGAAGCTTTATTCTAACTCTGAGCCAATTGATATGCTTACTGTAGCTAAGCAATTGAAAGCAAATGGTAGTAGTGTGGTTGCTGAGGATATTGTAAATATTACACAAAAGGTTGTTTCGTCTGCTCACATAGAGTATCACTCTATGATCTTGTTGCAGTATAGGATTAGACGTATGATAGTTATGTTTAATACAACTGTGACTTTAGCTGCAATGGATGAGACAGTGGATGTATTTGATTTATTAGCTAGGTGGCAAAATGAATTTGATGCTGTAGCTGAAGTGATAACAAAGGGTAAGGCTAGTGTGTCTATCCATGAGACAATGAAGGAGCTTACTAAGCGTATTGAGTTTATTTCTAAGAGTACAGGTGAGGATAATATAACAGGTATTCCTACTGGGTTTAAAAGGGTGGATAGGTTTACTAGTGGGTATCAACCTGGAGATTTAATAATCTTAGCGGCTAGACCTGGTATGGGTAAAACTTCTCTAGTACTTAAGACTGTTCTTGAGAATGCTAAAGCAGGTAATGCTGTAGGGTTCTATTCTTTAGAAATGGATAGGGTGCAGTTGACAGGTAAGATAGTAGCTAATGATACTAACTATCATTTAAGTCAGATACTTAAAACGGGGTTTGATAAACCTCAGTATTGGGAGTCATATATGATAGATCATCATCCTAGAATTAGTAATTATCCTATTCATATCGTTGATGAAGGAGGTGGAGATATTAGTGATATTGTGGTACAGGCAAGACAATGGAAACGTAAGCATAATATTAAGTTATTGGTTGTTGATTACTTACAGTTGGTTGGTGATAAGACTAAGAAGGGGAATAGGGAGAATGAGGTTAGTTCTGTTAGTAGAAGATTTAAGTTATTAGCTAAGGAGTTAAAGATACCTGTTATAGTGTTGGCTCAGCTGTCTAGGGCTGTAGAGTCTAGACCTAATAAGCGTCCATTGTTATCTGATTTAAGAGAGTCAGGAAGTATAGAACAGGATGCGGATATCGTACAGTTTATCTATCGTCCAGGTTATTATGGTATAGAGATAGAAGGGAATTATGAGTATGAATTGATGGTAAAAGAAGGGGCTAATACTGAGATAATATTTGCTAAGTACAGAGGTGGTTCTACAGGGGTTAGTAATCTTCTATGGATTGGAGATAAGACAAAGTTTGTGGACCCAACTGATCCTAATGAGAGTGTTGTTGAGTTACCTGAGGTAAGTGTGTATAGTAATCCTAATCAGTTAGTAGGTAATCTGCCTAATGCAGCTGATGTGTTTGGAGATAGTAATCCTTTTTAAAATTGATGCGATATGACAGAGGAACAGCGTGTTTGTGTGGCTAGCTTATCAAAAGCAATGGGAGCATCTTTGGAGGCAGTAGAACGATTAGTAGAGTCTTTTAGGTTTAAAAGTACAGGTGTTGGTATTGATGAGTTGAGTGAGCGAATTGAGGCTTTAGGGTTAGCTAAGAATGCTTTTGTTGCAGGACAAAAATGCAGAGGTGTTATACCTCCTAGTTATTATAAAAAGAATAAATAAAACTTCCCACTTGTAGTAAGTGGTCTATTGAAATGGAAATGCCAACACCTTGTTGTAATTGTAAAGATGTAGTAGAGTTAAGTGATTTAAGAGAATCTAACTTTACAAAAGATATGCTTTGTATTGATTGTTATGAGTCAGACTCTTAATTATATAGTTTAGTTGATGAGGCTAGGGATATTAATAGAGATTTAGAGAACTATGCTGAACATATGAAAGGAGATAGGCGTGGCTGGAAGAAGCGTCTTAAGGAATTGAAAAAGAAGATAGAGGATTTGGGGGGTGATGTAGATGATTTAATACTTTAAAACTTCCTACTTGAATTTGTAAGTGGTTAATGTTATGAGAAGATTGAGTTATGATTACTCTAATATGAGTAAAGAAGAGGTGGCTGTTCTTTATGAGCAAATGGAAGAGCGGGTTCAATTGTTTATGGAAGAATGTACGAGTATGTCTAAAACTAATTATACTATTGATGCTTTGAAAATTCTTATATCTGATAAGAAAGAACAAGATATTAAAGAATGGTGTAGTATGACTGTAGAGGATGGAAAGTTAACTGATGATTATATAGGTTATGTAGTTAAGGAAGTAGAAGAAAATGGCAAAGAGAATAGATAGTGTTAAGAGACCTTGGGTACAAGAACGTAAGGCATTTGAAAGGAATGTACATAATAACAGTAAGTTTTATAACAGTAGAACTTGGAGGAAGTTTAGACTTGCATTCTTATCTAAGAATCCTCTGTGTGTTATGTGTGAAGCTATAGGTGAAGTAGTTGTTGCTACTGTAGCGGATCATATCATACCAATCAATAAAGGTGGTGCGGAGTTAGATGAATCTAATCTGCAAGGCTTGTGTGCTTCACACCACAATGCGAAATCCGCTAAGGATAAGTAAAATTTATTGAAAAATATTAAAAAATAGAAAAAATCTATTTTTTAGGGGTATGGGGGTAAAAAAGTTTTGCTTTTAGGGCAGTGTACATCGCATGATAGTCAGATTTTTACTCGTAGTGAATTTTAGGTAGGGGGGTCTAAATGTTTAAGATTTAGAAATGTAGGATAAAAAAGAAGGAGAAATGAAAGAGGATAACAAAGTTGTTAATATGGCAGGGGAGGTCCTTTCTTGGGATGATGCAGGAGGGGGAAAAAAGAATAAGAATTTATATGATGTGCTAGATAAGTTGCCTGCTCCATTGGCAAAATTTAATTTATCAAAAGATCAGAAATATTGGTACAAGTATTTCGGGGAGCAGTTAGTTAGTAGTGGTCGATTGACAAAACCTGATTTAGTTCACTTACATAGGTTAGCGACTACGATAGATTATTATATACAGGCTGAATCTGAGATTAATAGTCGTGGTTTTCATGGTGGATTAATTCAAACTTTTAAAGGTGGAGCGACTAACGTAAGTGGGTATGTAACTGTGCGAGAAAAGATGATTAAAGATTTAGATGATTTATCTAAGCACTTTGGGTTCTCATTTAAGGATAGAAGTAAGTTAACAGAAGTCAAAACTTCTGATCCAGGACAAGGAGATTTATTCTCAGGATTCCTAAATCAGAAGTTTGGATAATTTTCTTAAAATATTGTATTTGAAAGAGCTAAACCATATTTCTGTTTAGCATTAGAATACTCTATAAAGTATGCAATAGATTGTGTATACATAGCTGACATAAATGTGTCTGGATCTTCTTCATCTTTAAATACAGGAAGACCTTTGTCACTAGTAAAGCTATATCGAAGTTTACTGTTTTGAGTGCCATTTATCTCATCAAAATAATTAATAGTAATTGTTTTATAAAAATAATCAATTGTGATAATAGCGTTTTTTCCTATTGGTTCGGCTTTGATTGGTTCATCATTACTATTGGTAACGAGTGCATAAACATAATTATAAGCGAAGGTTTTTGTTTCTTGAGAATAACTTTTATTTATAAAAAGAAGTAATAAAGCTATAAAAAGAAGTTTGTTTTTCATTAAGAGTATATTTTTTATTTGTGCAAAAATAGATTTAATAAAATAATTAGAATTACGGAAAACCATAATTACATGAAAATAAGTAAGGATGTGATGTTGTCTCCTGCGTTTGAGTATGCGGAGGCTGTCCGAAATGGGACAATAAAAACAGGTAAGCGGATAAAGCTTGCGGTGGAGAGGTTCTATAAGTTTATTGAGGAGGCGGATGATAAGGGGTTTTATATCGATCATGATAAAGGGATGCGAGCAGTTAACTTCTTTCCTAACTTCTTAAATCATACAACGGGTAAGATGGCAGGTCAAAGGTTTTATTTAGCTCCTTTTCAAGCGTTCACTATTTATAATATTTTCGGTTGGATGGATGCGGATGGAAAGAGGAGGTTTAATACTGTGTATGATAAGCGTGCTAAGAAGAATGGTAAGACTGCTGAGATGGCAGGACTTGCTTTGTATTGCATGAGTTTTGATTTAGAGATGGGAGCACAGGTATATGTGGGAGCGACTAAAGAGGACCAGGCAAAATTATGCTGGAGTCAGGCGGTACAGTTTATAGAGTCTCCAGTGTCTAATCCTCATCTTAGAACTATGGGGTTCAAGTGTTATCAAAGGGAGATTAAGTTTAGTCGTACACAGAGTAAGATGATGCCTTTAGGTGGAGATAGTAAGACTCAGGATGGTATTAACTCTCATGTCAGTATAATCGATGAGTATCATGCACACAAGGATGATACAGTCAAGGAAAACTTAGAGAGTAGTTCTGTTAGTAGGAGACAACCAATCACTTACCATATTACTACAGCTGGTACCAATTTACAGAGTGTATGTAAGAATTATGAAGCTGCAGTAATCGAAGTATTAGAAGGGAGGAATGAAGATGATCACCTTTGGATAATGATACATGACTTAGACGAGGGGGATGATTGGGAAGATGAAGAGAACTGGTTTAAGGCTAATCCATTGGTTGGATATGGACTTGACTTAGATAATATCAGAAAGGAATATATCAAAGCAAAGAATCAACCTTCTAAGATTCCAAACTTTAAAACAAAGCATTTAAATATGTGGGTGGATGCTCCTACGATATGGATACCGAATGAGATATGGATGAAGAATAAAGTGGATGAGATACCGATGTATAAGTTTGAGCAGTTTGGAGCTTATGGGGCGTTAGACTTATCTACTACAACGGATATAACAGCCTTTATTGCTTTGAGTGAACCTGATGAGATCGGGGATAGATATATAAAGCCTTACTTCTTTTGTCCAGCGGATACTATAGAGCATAGAAGTAAAGAGGATAGGGTGCCATATAAGTATTGGGTTGATGCAGGATGGTTGATAGCGACTCCTGGTAATGTGGTCGATTATGAATATGTGAAAGACACCATACGTTCGAATTATAAATCTTTGAATTTAGAACGTATCGAAGCGGATAAATGGAACTGTGAACAAATGGCTCAGGAACTTATCGAGGAGGGAATGGAGGTGTCTTACTTTAGTCAGGCAATAGGAGTGATATCATTTCCTACTAAGCAGTTTGAGAAGTTGGCGTATGAAGGAAAAATGAAACACGATGGTAATCCTATACTGCAATGGATGCTTAGTGGTTGTGTTATCTATCGAGATGCGAATGATAATATAAAGGTCCACAAAGGGCAGTCTAATAAAGGAGGTAAGCGTATAGATGGAATTATAGGAATAATAATGGCATTGGGTGGTAGTATGTCTGTAGAGGAAGATACTGGAGGAAAATACAGCAAGCCAATGAGTGAGGATGATATTTATATCTAAACAATAGAGGTAGAAAGTACCTCTATTGTTAAAATGAGTTTACAAAGCAGTAGCGTACTTACTTTCTGTAGTAATGGCTTCTAAAGGAAGTTCTTTTTCTGTCATGACATTACTGTTATCCATCCATGTAAGCTTAGCGATGTTGCTATCGATTTCTGTAATAGTCATTTCGATACTTCCGCTTTTTAGTCTTACGACATCTCCGATTTTAAATTCTTCATTCATTTTAAATAGATTTTTAGTTATGAATGTGAAGGTATAAAATACATGAAATTAAAGATTTAACTAATCAAATAAGAGGTTAGAGTTTACAATAAAATAATATTAACTAAACATAAGATTATGACAATATCACAACACCATATAGCGGTTCAGGTAGAGAATGAACGGCTGCGAAAAGAGAATGAATTAATGAGACAGATAGCTAGTACTGATGGATTCTACGAGTACTACTTTAAACAGATCACTAAATATCCATCTAGGATAGATGCTTTTAATCATGTGAATGAGTTGTATGAGAAGTATTTCGGGAGTAAGAGGTATAAGAATTACTGGAGTTTTAAACGTACTGTGAATAGAAAATTAAGTGGAGTATGAGAAGGTTTGTTGAGTTTGTGTTGTTAGTTGTTGTGGGGTTGGGTGTGATGATGTTGAGTACTTTGTTTTTGGAATTGGAGTTTATACAACGGTTTGTGGTAAGGCAGTTGTTGGTGTATTTGCTTATTCTCTTTGAGTTGTTTGTTTTTGGAAAGATATTTATGGTTATGTATAAAAGTAAAGGAGCTAATTAGCTCCTTTTTATGTTTTAGTCATTCCATGAATTATATGCATCAATGTCTCCATCAAAAGCATCATTTATAAATTTATTGCTTTTTGTATGATAGTTTATTTTAGAAAAATAAAAACGATCATTATTTTGTCTCTTTTTTGCTTTTTTATATAATTCTTGTACAGATTCAAAAGTATATTTTTCACAATAAGTTATATCAAAAAAATCAAGTATTTTGAGTCTATTAATATATATAGCCTCGTTTCTTAGTTCTTTATAAGGGTTTAAGTTTGGATGTAAAAATATAAATTCATGAATAATAAATTCATTATTTGATATAATTTCATTAATGATAAATAAAGGATCAATTTCTATAATATCTATAATGCTTTTTCCTTTGTATTTTTTGAAATTAACGATGTCACATAAATAGGATATTTTCATTTCATTTTCTTTATTTTTAGGTAAGAAAGTTGCAAGTAAATATTTGTGATCACGTCTAATCAAGTAACTTCTGTTTTTTCTATTTTCTGTGTATGATTTCCTTTTTATTATGTTATTTATAAAAATTTCTGTAAATAAATTAATGATATTAAATTTAATATTATGTTCAATATAATTCTTTAAAAGATTGTCTAAAAAAGGATTTCCTATTTTTATTTGTTCTTTTTTATTAAAGAAGGTATTAAATTTTCTAAGACTAAGATTATCTGATAAATTGTATAATAACATAATTTCAATTAAACTAGAAGCCTTTTCTTCATGAAAGTTATTTATATGATGTTTAGTCATTGGATGATGAATAATAGATGATTCAAAATAAGTATTTAATTCATCTAATATTTTAGGGTAAATTTCTAAAGAAGTGTCCATGATTTAATTTTTTACTAAGATATTAAACTTCGGGAACAAAGTTCCCACCTTGTCAAGGTTTTAGTGAATAAGTTTGCCCTGTGATCAAATGATAAGATAGGATGAACGGATTGTTAGACAAGGTATTTCGACCATTAGAAAGCGTGAGTTCTTCAGGCTTTATGGATTTCTTTACAGGTTTTGGTGGTGGGAGTAAAACAATAGTTACTCCTAAAAGAGCTTTGACTATTCCTGCATTCTATAATGCGGTGGATCAGTTGAGCAATGATATTGCAAAGTTGCCTAAGGCGGTGCATATCAAAGAAGGGGACCATCGTCGTAAATACATCGAGCATCCGCTTAACTATCTTATCAGTACACAACCTAACCCAATGATGACAGCTTTTGATTTTTGGAAGCTGGTGGTTGTGTTAGTCATACTGAAGGGGAATTGCTATGTGATGGTAAATCGCAGCAATAGTGGTGTGGAAGAAAGCTTGGTTATTCAGGATAATGATGATGTTAAAATCCTAAGGGATGAGGAGAATAACCTGCTTTTTTATAAGATTAAAGATAAGGTGTACAATAGTTCTGATATACTTCATTTCAAAGGTTTCTCACTGAATGGAATAGAAGGCATTGGAGTTATTACATGGGCAGCACATAATCTCGGGGTTAACCTAGATGCACAGGAATATCAAAGGGATATTTATTCAGATAGAGGATTAGGATATGGTGTTATTGAAAGTGATAAGGCTGTAACTTCAGGGAATAAAGATATTATTTCTGATGCTTTTACTAAGAAACTTAGTGGTAAGAATAAGTTTAAAGTGCCTGTACTTGATGAAGGTTTGAAATACAAGCCTATTACGATAACACCTGCAGAAGCTCAATTCTTAGAAACTAATAGGAATAGTGTTGTGGAGATAGCAAGATGGTTAAATATTGCACCTCATAAGATCAAAGATTTAAGTCATGGCACTTATTCGAATATCGAAGTTCAGAATATCGAACATGTACAAGATTCATTGATACCCTGGACTTATAGGATAGAGCAGGAGTTGGATAGGAAGATGTTTTTACATGTGGGAGGTCAAGAAGAGAATCAGTATGTAAAGTTTAATGAAAAGGTTTTATTAAGAGGTGATTCAAGAGCTAGAGCCGAGTACTTAACAAAGATGATTTATACTGGTATAATGACTAGGAATGAAGCAAGGGCATTGGAAGACCTGGACCCAATAGAAGGATTAGATGATCCACTTACTCCTGTTAATATGGAAAGGATGTCGTATTTGTTAGATAAGAATAAAAAGGAGTTGGAAGATGAGTAAGATAGTAAGGAGTGCTTTTGTTAGAGCATTAACAGAAGAACAGGTACAAAATAGGCAAGCTGACTTTGTGATTAGTACTGAAGCTGAGGACACGTATAGAACGATATTTGAAATAGGTGGTTGGAATTTGGAAAGATATAATAGAAATCCTGTTGTAATCTATGTCCATGATACAATGTCGAGTGATCCTGATTTAGTGATTGGTACTTCAGAAGTAAGGGTTGAGGGTAATGAGTTGGTGGCGACAGTAACCTTCGAAGGTGCAGAAAACAATCCATTGGCAGAAAAGGTGTTTAGAAAAGTGCAGGCAGGTATTCTCAGGATGGCAAGTATAGGAGCTGATATCCATGAGGCAAGATGGGGAGATTTTGACAAAGGGGAGAATCCTGATGTATTAAGATTTACAAAGATGGATCTATTAGAATGGAGCATTGTTCCTGTAGGTAGTAATCCTGAGGCTTTGAAAAGAAGTGCAGATGGATTAGAAGATATTAAGAAGAGATATCCTAAATCTGATGGAGATCACGGATTGCAAATCCGTGATAACGAAGATGAAGAGATAAAAGATAAGGCAGCGTATTATGAAGCAGTTAATAGATTAGCGCTGATTAGTTTAAAAATTAAAATGAATAAGTAAGATGAAGAAGTCGGTTATTTTAAGACAACAGCGTAATGTTAAGATCGAAGCTCAAAAGGCTATTTATGAGTTAGCTACGCAAGAAAAGAGAGGTGTGACTGCTGAAGAAGAAAAGCAGTTAAATGATCTTGATGTTGAAGTGGAAGCCTTAGATGGTGAGATTGAGACAGCTGAGAAACACGAAGAAAGACAAGCGAGATTTGCTGCTCAAACTTTACCTATTGTTACGGGTAATGAAGGAGGAGACTCAGAAGAGAGAGAGATGGGTAAGATGGCTAAACGATTTTCGTTTTTAGCAGCTACTCGTGGTGTGACAGGAAATGGAAAGTTAGAAGGACTTGAGAAGGAGTTGAATGATGAAGCTGTACGTGAAGCACAGGCATTGAACTTAAAATTTGATACTTCTGAAAGAGCGTTTTCTATTCCTGCTAAGATGGTAAGAGCAACAGGGCATACTGTAACAGAAGATAATGGAAAGTTTGGAGGTAAGTTAGTGCCTACAGATATCAGTGTTGTAGAAGGGTTTATTCCTCGTCTGTTCTTAGAAGAGGCAGGAGCTTCAGTACTAACAGGATTGGTGGGTGATTTATCATTACCTAAGTTCTCAGACTATGAATACAAATGGTTAGCTGAGCGTGAGGCTATTAAGTTAGAAGCAGAGGACATTGATGGTCCAGTGTTGAAGCCTCGTAGAGCAGGAGCAGGAGTATCTATCTCAAGTCAGTTGATTGCTCAAACATCTGTAGGTGTTGAAAATATCTTATACAATAAGTTAAGACAGGCATCAGGAAGAGCATTGAATAAAGCGGCATTGAATGGAGATGGTAATAAAGCTCCTTTAGGTATTTTAAATATGACAGGGGTGCAATTAGCTAAGGCTGTGGCAGAACAGGAGGCTAGTCATGAGGCAATTGTGGAGTTATGGAAGTTAATCTATGGAGCTGATGCAGATACAGGAAATGAGTATTTTATACTTAACTCAAAGTTAGCAGCTGCTTTAATGACAACTAAGAAAGATGCGGGTAGTGGACGTTTCTTGATGGAGAATGGATTGATTGATGGTCAAAAAACTATTGTGACAAATCTAGTAGAAGAGTTGGCAGGGTTGCAAACTTTAATCTATGGTAACTTTTCTGAGTTGTATATCGGACAATGGGGAGGTGTGAACTTCGTGGCTGATTCTATTACTGGAGCAGGAAGTGGAGAGGTTAAGATATTCTCTAATCTGTATGCGGATATTCAATCTGCTAATCAAAATGCATTTGCAGTAAATAAATTCTTAAAAGGGTTGTAGTAGTTTACAGTTTACGGCTGACAGTTTACAGCGTTGGTCGTGAACTTAACTTAAAAATATAGTTATGGCTAAAGATAAAGTAAGAGAACCAGCGGTTGGTTTAGGTGAATGGAAAGTCGGGACTGAAATTACTCTTGAGATGGTGGCTGAGTTGCGAAAAAGATATGCTGATATCGAAGAAGCTGGTAAGGGAAAGGATGCTAAAATAGCTGAATTAGAAGAGACAGTTAAAGATAAAAATAAGATTATAGCTGAGTCTCAAGGTATAATTGATGACTACAAGGAGATTGTATCTGATAAAGATGCTTTGATTGCTGAGGACAATAAGTTGATTGAGGCACAAAAAGAAGAGATTGTTCGATTGCTTAAAGAGCAATTACCTAATTCGACAGGTGTTCCTCCAAAAGAAGGAGAAACAGTGATCCGTTTCTTATTGTCTCCAGCGGGGAGGTTTAAGCTTCCTTATAATGTAGGGCAGGAGGTTGCTTTGCATAAGGAGGTAGCAGCGGAAATCGTTGAGTCAGCATACGCTGAGTATGTTGTTGAAGTAGAATAATTTCACTCATATATATTTAAATTTTTGATAAAGGTTATGGTAAAGGCAGAAGTAAAAGAAGAGGAGGGTGTTATGTTATTAGACTTGAAGTTGGCTAAGAAGCATCTAAGGGTGGAAGAGGACTATGTAGAGGATGATGAGCTTATCGAACTTCAGATAGCTTCTGCTTTAGCTGTAGCTGAGAACTACACAGGAAGAAAGTTTGCGAAAGGGCAAATAGAAATAGTTACAGATAGTGCATCTGATGTAACTATTGAAAAGAAGTCGATGAATGATGTTGTGCAAGGGGTGGAAGTAATCGAAGAGGGTGTTGATTCTATTCCTCTTCCTGCTTCTGCTTATTATGTGAATGTTGGTAATGCTGAGTTATACACTGTAAAGTTTAGAGATGTGGTCCTTACTGAAGGACAGCAATTAAAAATTGTGATTGATTACGGCTACACCTCTAAGACATTACCTAAGCCTATTAAACAAGCGATGTTGCTTAGTGTAGGCGAGGCTTTTGAAAAGCGAGAGGATAGGGCGCAAGGGAATAATAGTGCGGTTAATAACTTACTAAGACCATATAAAAAATGGGCATAAGTAGTAAACCATATATCGGGAGTCTAGATCGTAAGATTAAGATTCTACAGGTGGTAAAGGAAAGAGATTCTACAGGGGGCGAAAAGAGTATTACAAAAGTATTTTGTGAACCTTGGGCGGCAATAGTAGATGAGAATGGTGGGGAGCAAATCGATATGGCTGTTATGGAAACTAGTTCTCGTACTTATGTGATTCGCTGGAGGCGAGAAATTGAAAAAGAAGGTTTTGAGATGTTGTTAGAAGATGATGGGATGCAATGTAAAATAGTGCATGTAGCAATGATAGGGAGAAAACAATACTTGCAGTTAAGATGTAGTCATGAGCAATAGTGTTAGAGTATCGGTGGAAGGATTTCAAGAGTTGTCTGATAAGATAAAGGAGTTGGCTAATGATAAAGATAAACGCAAAGAATCGCTTGCTATCTTAAGGCAAATAGCTAAGCCAACTGTAACTGCAGCTCAGGGATTTGTGCCTATTAGTAAGGAGCGACATTATAGTCGAGGTAAATGGATAATGCCAGGAACATTAAAGAAGTCGTTAGGGGTTATTAATGTTAAGAGTGATAATCCTACTGTAGCAGTAGGTGCTAGAGCTAAACGAAAGTATGATGGTTGGTATGGTGCATTTGTACATGAGGGACATGAATACTTTGCTAGTGGTATTTCGGGAAGACAATCTTTCTCAATGGTTAGAATGTCTAGAAGTGTGAGTGTAACTAATACTCGTAAAGGAAGTGCTAAGAATAAGAAGCGAAAGACGAAAGTAGAGAGGGCTAAACTAAGAAAAGCGGGTAGGGCTAGAATGACAAAGCCTCAACCATTCTTAGATAAAGCTTATGAACAAACAAAAGGAAAGGTAACGCAGGATGCTGAAAGACAGTTTGCGGCCTTTATTCAAAGGAGAATTAATAGATTGAGTCGATGAGAGAGGTAAGTGAGATGTTGTATAAATACTTTACGAGTTCGGAGGTATTTAAGAAAGAAATGGAAGAGAAGTTATTTCCTATTTATGCGAGTGAGGCAAAAGAATTTCCTTTTGCTGTGTATAACATAGGGGAAGTTCCATATCTGACAAAGGATGCGAGGAGTTTTCCGATTACTTTAAGTTTATGTTATCAACCAGAGAGTTATTTGAGTGCGATAGATTTTGCAGATAAAATGAAAGAGTTAGTAGAAGAAATGGATAATGCTGAATGGATGAGTAGTCAAACAGTATTTGATGATGAGAGTCAGTATATGTATGTGAATATAAATTTTAATGTAATACAGTAGTAAAATGGCAGGAGGGCAAATTTACAAAGGAAAAGATCTACGTATTAGCGTAGGTGGAAAAACGCTATATCACTCTACTAGTTGTAGTATCTCAGTGAGTACAACACTAGAAGCAATAGCAACAAAGGATACAGAAGGGACAGTGAATGTACCATCAAATTATGAATGGTCATTAAGTGCAGAGTCACTAACAGCTGATAAAGCTGTAGGAGGTACACAGAATGATTTTTATGATCTATTACAGTTGCAATTGAAAGGAGAGGAAGTAGATATCGAAATGACTACTGGGAAAGAGGGAGATGTGTTAATGAAAGGAAAGGCGTACATCGAGAGTACTTCGATTAGTGCAGATACAGGGAGTAGTAGTACATCATCATTCTCATTTAAAGGAAATGGAGATTTAGCATTAACTAGATTTAAGAAGGTGTAATGAATAAGTTGGAAATTAAAATAGGGAATCAAGTGGTTGAACTGAAGTTCAACTTTGGAGTATTAAGATTGTTATCTGAGAAGTGGGGTATTCAGTCTGTTACTGACCTGTTTATTAAGATAGGCTCATTAGGAGATGGAGAGGTGACGATGAATAAGCTAAGTATGTTTGGTGATATCGTATGGGCAGCTGCTAAAAAGGGTGGTGAAGAAATTGATCCTGATGATGTTGTAGGGGTGTTATTAGAACAGCCTGAGAAGATGCAAGAAATCATGTTTGAATTTATGAAGTCTATGCCTCAACCAACTGAAGAGCAAAAAAAAACAGCGGCTCAAACGAAGGCGAAAAAGTAGTATTCACTTGGGATGATTTAGAAGCGTTGGCGTGTGGTAGAATAGGGTTGTCATTTGACTATCTGTATGATCTAACATCACGCCAATTCTCTAATATACAAGATGGGTGGAATGCTAATCAGGAATTACAAACTAAGACTTCGTGGGAACAAACTAGGATGCTTTATGATGCTGTAATACGTCCTCATCTTAAAGATAAGAATAAGAGTGCAAGGGATTTGTTGCCTTTTCCATGGGATGATCACGGATTGCAAATCTGCGATAACGAGGTGCAAATCTGCGATAACGAGGAGTTGAGCTTTGAGGATATGGAAGCGAGGTGGAAGGAGATAGATAAGATGGTTTCTGAAGAGGATTGTGGGGCGTAAAGTATTACGCCCGTACAATTGTGAAGTGAGAGTGTAGTTGGATTAAATGAAGTGAGATGGCGAGTTTAGCACAGATAAATGTTCTATTTAGAGCAGACCTAGATCAGTTCTCTACTGAGATGCAAAAGGCACAGAGGGAACTGCAAAAGACAGGAAAGAAAATGCAGGAGATAGGTGCTCAGATGAGTACTTATTTAACTGCTCCTTTAGTAGCAATAGGTGCATTTAGTAGTAAAATCAGTATGGATTTTGACGACTCTATGCGTAAAGTAATGGCTACTACTAATGCTACAGAGGCAGAGTTTAAAGCTATGACTGCTACAGCTGAAGAGATGGGTGCTAAGACACGATATACAGCATCTCAGTCAGCAGAGGCCATGAATTATATGGCCTTAGCGGGATGGAAATCACAACAAATTATCGAGGGTATTCCTGGAGTATTAGCATTAGCAGCGGCTAGTGGTGAGGACTTAGGAATGGTAGCGGATATCCTTACTGATGGTCTTACAGCTATGGGTAAAGGAGCTGAACAAGCTAGTCAATTCGTAGATGTATTAGCGGCATCTGCTTCTAACTCAAATACTACTGTAGGTATGATGGGGCAAGCATTTCAATATGCAGCACCATTAGCAGGGGCTTTTGGTTATGAAGTAGAGGACTTAGCTTTAGCGATAGGTCTTATGGCAAATGCAGGTATCAAAGGTGAGAAAGCTGGTACAGCTTTAAGAGCATTGATGACTCGAATGGTGAAGCCTACCAGAGAGGCTCAGAAAGCAATGACTGATCTAGGTCTAGAGGTTAAGAATGCTGATGGAAGTATGAAACCTTTAGGGGATGTAATCGATCAGTTGCGTACGAAATTTAGCGGGCTTACAGATTCTCAAAAGGGGCAATATGCAGGGATGTTAGCTGGGCAGGAAGCTATATCTGGATTACTTGCTATCGTTAATGCAGCACCTGCAGACTTCGATAAGCTGAGTAAAGCTGTAGAGAATAGCGCTGGTACTGCAGAGCGAATGCAGAATCAAATGGAAGGCGGTATCGGAGGTAGCTGGCGAGAGATGAGTTCGGCTATAGAAGGAGTAAGTATACAGATAGGAAAAGTATTAGAGCCAGCATTTAGGAAGGTAATAGTTCTTATCAAAGATTTGAGTAACTGGTTTATGGAGTTATCAGATACTACTAAGACAGTTATCGTAGTGATAGGAGGAGTGGCTGCATCGATGGGACCTTTTATTTTTGCTTTAGGAACTGCAGTGAAATTACTACCTGTTTTTGCAGCAGGATGGAATGCAGTTACGGTAGCTATTAGTAAGACTTGGGCAGTGATGTTAGCTAATCCTGTCACAGCTATAACTATAGCTATAGTAGCGTTGGGTGCGGCTATCTATGCGTTTACTAGAGAGGCTAGTGAAGCGAGTAGGATACAAAAGACTTTAAACGATGTCACTACAGAAGCACAAAAGAGTATAGCTGGAGAGAAGGCACAGCTGGATACGCTACTTAAAACGGCTAGAGATGAGACATTGTCTAAGAAGCAACGTGAAGAAGCGATCAAAAAACTAAATGCGCTTAGTCCTCAGTATTTGAAAAGTATCACGCTAGAGACTGTTAATACAAAAGAGGCTACTAAGGCTATAGATGAGTATGTGAAAGCATTGTCAAGGAAGGCAATGGAGCAAGCAGCGTTATCTAAAAAGACAGAGCTGTATCAAAAGCAGATAGATGTTCAGATGAGAAATGCTGGAGATACTGGTGCTTTAGGACAAGGAGCGTTTGATTGGTTTTTTTCAAAAATTGGTTTTGATACAGAAAATGCACTAGTTAGGAATAGAGAGGAGTTAGATAAATATACTAAAAGTCTTGGCCTTACAGGTACAGAAGCTGAGAAGTTTAAATCAGCTTTTGAACCAATGTTGAAGCAAAAAGAAAAAGAAATTGCTTTAATAGAAAAACAAGTAGGCGCTTTAGATGATCTGATGAAGGCTCAGAAAGATAGCTTCATTCCTACAGATACTAATACAGTAGATGATACAAGTACTGGAGGGGGTCTTGATTTAGGTGGTGGTTCTGATAAGAAAGGAGATAAGTTCTTAAAGAATAGTGTAGCGTTCTATGAGGCACAGATAAAAGGCCTTGAGGAAATGCGAGCTAATACAGCTCTTAGTATAGATGAGTATGGTAAGTATGCTGACGCTATAGATGCTGTACAGAAGAAGATAGATAGTCTATCAGGTAAAAGGGAAAAGGCTACAGCGATATCGTTAGATGTTAAGCCTATTCCTTCTGAGAGTATTGCGAGTTATGAAAGTTTGATTGCTCAGAAAAGAGAGGACCTTAAGATAACACAAATAGGATCGCTTCAATATAGAACTCTAGCAAGTGAGATTAAAGATCTTGAATTTACCTTGAGAGCTAAGATAGATCAAGAGTCTTTTACTTCAGCTGAAGAATCTATTAAAAATCATCAAGCAGCTATAGAGGGGCAAGCTAAAGCGGCACAAGATATATTATCTCAAAGACAGGAAGAAGCTAAAATGTATGGAGAGATAGTAGGCGGTGCATTTGATACACTATCACAGAACTTTACAGCAAGTCTTGGAGAAATGGATAGCGGATTAGCAAGGTTCGGTTCGGCCATGATGGGGACAGTATTAAAGCTTATGAGTATGGCTCTAAGTAATGCGATGGCTAATGCTATCGTAGGGGCTACACAATCAGGTAATAGTACGGGACCTGCAGCGGTATTCACTACACCTGCATTTATAGCAACAGCTATCGCAGGGATATTAGGGGCGTTTGCCTCTATACCAAAGTTTGCGAATGGAGGTATTGTTAGTGGTCCTACGTTTGGTATGATGGGAGAATATGCAGGAGCGGCTAATAACCCTGAGGTTATTGCTCCGTTGAATAAATTAAAAGATTTGATAGAGCCAGCTGGAGGAAGTAGTAATGTACATGTGACAGTAGGTGGAGGATTTGAAATAGATGGAACTAAGTTAAGGTTGGTGTTAGATAGGACAGCAACTAGAAGTAAAAGGATAGGATAAGATGAAGCAGGTAATAGTAAAGATAATAGATACGACAACTAATAAGTTGGTGCGAGACTTTAGCAGTGAGGATATCTTCGAAACAGAAGAGAATCAAGCGGCTAAAGCATCTATCCTTCTGAACTATGAAGGAGCGGATGATAAGTATGGAAATCTTATGACTAGTTCGTTAACCTTTGACCTATTAGTGTCAGATGCTAGAGATGGTAAGTTCTACCATCTCTACACTGGCTCAGAAACGAAGTATAAAGTGGAGCTGTGGACAAATGAGAATCAGTTGTTATGGCAAGGCTTCTTAATGCCTGATCAATACTCTGAGCCTTATAAGAATGGATGCTTCTTCGTGAGTATGACTGCTACAGATGGAGTAGGGCTACTAAGAGGTAAGGAGTTCGAAGGGAGTTATTATGAGAAAGAGAATAGTGTAATCAAGTATATCACAACTGCACTACGAGAAACAGGACTTAACCAGGAGCTTTACTTTGCTCCAGCTATAGAGGCTACTAATGGGTTTCGTTGGGATGAAGTCTATGTAAGTGGTAACCTATATAGAGAAGAACCAAAGAAGTCAGATGTGGAGTTCCTTCCTAGTAGTTCTATGGATAATATGTATGATGTGTTAGAAAGATTAGTACATGATCTAGGATGTCGATTATTTACTTATGATAATAAATGGTTCTTAATAGGGTATAATCAACAACACAGAAGCTCAATAGAGTTTCTTCACTATGATGTGAATGGTGGTTATAAAGGAAGAGTAAAGCAGGAAGTGTCTAGTAAGAAAGTTACTTTTTATATGAATCCAAACCTAACTGTTGTTAGCCCTTGGAAGACAGTAGTGGTATCTGCTGATTTGGATGAGGATAATACACTAGTGGATGAGAAGTATTATAAGCACGAAGGAACTGTATTCTCTCATGATCCAACTCAGTATTGGAAGATAGTAGGAGGTGCGGATATAGGGTGGACTCCTAGGGATGGAAAGTGGATAGCTACTTGGTCGCTACCTGGACAGTTGGCTCCTGACTTTAAAGCGAGTACACCTACACTGTTAGGAGCGACAAACTTTAGGACAGAGGATAATGTGGTAGGAAGCTATTTAGAGCTGAAGGATAGGATATGGATAGAGAAGTCTGACAATATGTTTGTGCTTAAATACTTTGAGTTTGAACTAGAATTATTGTCAGAGTCGGGGTTGTCAGAGAAAGATAATTATGAGAATAATGAGTATGCGAATGTGTTGCGATATGAGTTGCTACTTAATAATGAAGTATTACGTTCTAATTTCCCTAATAGTCCTAACTACCTAGAGGATGCCTTAGAGTTAGACTATAACGATAACTCATATGAGTATAAAGAAGAAGTACATAAGAATAAGAATTTTATTGAAAAACGTAGGAATTTATCAGGTAAGATTAAAATTGATAAACTCAATATAGCTAAGAGTGGATGGTTACAACTGCGTATATATCCTCCAGTAATTAAGAATATCAAGCGTCCAGAGTTTCATACAACAGCTATAAAGAAGTTGCTTATAAAGTTAATCGCAAAGAAAGATTATGAAGCAAAGCGTGTGCGTCAAATAGATTATACAACTAAGAAAGATGTGGAGTTATTCCATATTGATAACGCACAGGATAATACTCATAAACGATTCATCTTTAAACGAGATGGGATAGTGGAGGATAAGTCATGGCGTGTAAGTTGGAAGCGATATGGAGTGAATGAGAGTAAACGATATGGGGATGCGTATGCGTGTATGATACACGATCTGCAACCTGTACCTCATATCAAGATAGATGGAGATGCAAAAGGGATATTGCCTCCAACTATGTTATATGACTTTCACTGGATGGAAGATAAGAGGTTTATACCTGTTAGGTTAGAGTTGAATTTTAGTGAGGCAAAGACTGCTATTACTATGATAGAGAATGTGTATGAAGAGTTCTTTAAGTCAGGAGGAATATTTGGTTAGGCATATCATCTTCGTGAGAGTGCCTGAAGAACCATTCGGACCTATAACTAAGGAACGAGTGTATTGTGTGAATGAATATTGTGTAGAGGATTATGTCGAATAAGATAACATATAGAAGAGATAAGAAGTCACAGTTGACTTCGAATGAGGTGGATGATAACTTCAAATACTTAGATGAGCGTATCGATAAAGTATCTGAGAAAGATTATATCATCTATGATTCTGGATATGCAAGTAGTATAAATACTGTGACAGTCAATAAAGGCTGTAAGTGGAAGATATCAGGTGTAGAGTATAGCAATGTGGTAGATCAGGCATTCGCAGTACAGCAAACTCAGAAAGGTATGTATCGAGTAGATATCATCTATCTAGATAAGAATGGTGTAATCGATATCAAAGTAGGTGCGGAGAGCAAGACAGGATATGAGAAAGCTAGAGTAGATGCGCTGGAATATCTGTATGTATATGTCAATGATAAAGGAGTGCAACGCACAGCTAATGACAATAGTGGAGACTATGTAAGTAAGCTGGCTATGAGTTGGGTAGATGTAGATCACGATAAGGCTGTTCTACAAGCTACTGAGCAAGGGTGTAATATCAATATCATAGGAGGTAATAAGATTATCGATACTGTAGCGAATGGGATATTTGAGATATCAGTACCTGCTACATTTTCAGATGGATATGAGGTGGCTATTCGTAATCTTAGAAGTAGCTATTTGACTTTAGTCAATAGTGCTAAGCTTCGAATTTATACAGGGCAAAACTATACAGTACGACCAGGAGAAATCGTGGTGTTTAAATACGATAAGAGAGAGGCGTGTTTTGCTGTATCAGGTGCGTTAGATATCCGTTTAGATTGGCAAAATGTAGATGAGATTATCGGTGTAGATAGTATGCGAATGGTTGTTGATTCTAGTGCAGGTGATGCGCTTAATCCTAATGATCTAAATACTAAACTTACACCTACGATATTACGATACTTCAAAGATTACACGAGCGATGCAGTAGGGTGGCAATGGAAGCGATTTAGTGGAGATGAAGCAGCGGATACAGCTTGGGCTAAAGGAAAGACTAAGCGAGTGCTAGAGCTTACACCTGCGGACTTTACAGATGCTATCAATAAGGGCAATGTGTCATTCATGTGTGAAGCTATAGTGAATAATGCAGATGTAGTAGGTGTGTGGGTAGGTAAGTTAGTAGATACTGCTAAGACTATTCGTATTCAATCTACAGGAACACAGTTTAAAGGAACTAGTCCTGAGTATATATTGCTTCGTGCTATCGCTAATAATATTTCTGTTAAGAAAACAGAATGGTTTAAAGACGATGTACTGACTAATATCAGTGACTCCATGATGGTGTATAATAACCAGGTATCTTCTTTCGTAGTTATGAAGCTACGTGTGACTGGTGCGGATGGTGTGGTGTATGAGGATGCTATTACATTATCTAAAGTGGTGGATGGTACTAATGGTAAACCAGGTGTGGATGGTAAGCAGGGAGCTGTTGTTGTTTGGACAGAGTGGATGACTGGTTCGAAACATTATAATAACGATAAGGAAATCTATTACATCTATCATAGGCCAACTCAAACTGTATGGAAACTGAAGGATGGGTATAATGATATAGTTGCTCCTGCAAATCCTGATGCTCGCTATGTACAACAGCCGCACTTGGAACAAGTGGTTACTAAGGTATTGGTAGCTGAAGGTGCGAATATTGCTGGCTTCATCTTTAAGGATGGGAAAATGGTAAGTCAATATCCTAGTCCTAATAATCCTGATCTAATTTTAGATGGTACTCGTGGTGAGATTGTTGCTAAGAAGCTTACTATTGTACCTGGTAGTCCTGCGGATAAGTTTATTGATGATAAGATTGGAGGTATTGAAGTAGGGGGAAGGAATTTGTTGTTGAATAGCGGTAATTGGGTAGATAAGCCTGTAATTGAATGGGGTGATAATACAAAAACTACTTTAGATATAACAAGTTTTGTTTTTCCTGTTTTAAAATTAGAGTTACCTAATGGAGGTTTATCTGGTCTATGGTATAAGTTGCTATCAGATACATATTATGTATATAGTTATGAATTGTACACAGTAGATGGTCTTTCAATTTATGATAATACACCTTTGCATTATTGGGCTTCTGATGTAAATACTTCTATGAATAAAGGGTATATAAAGATTTATAGCAGAAGTACTTCTTTAGTAGAAAAGAATAAATGGACAAAGGTTAGTTTGTTATTTAAATTAACAAATAATGCTACTTATTTTAAACCATTTTTTTACACAAATGGGTTTCCTGTAAATACTGTTTTTATTAGAAATATTCAGCTTGAAAAAGGAAATATAGTCACAGATTGGTCTCCAGCGATAGAAGATACAGAAGCTAAAATACAAGATCAAGAAATGTATTATGAATATTCTGTGGATGGGAAAACAGGGTGGCATTATCCATTACAGACTACTGATCACTATGAGAGAAGAAAGAAAGGTAATGGAGTGTGGAGTGATGTTCTTAAAATAACTGGAATACCAGGATCTCCTGGTAAAGATGGAATTCAATTATATACTTGGGTAAGGTGGGCAGATACTCCAACTAGTGGGATAAGTGCTAGTCCTGATGGTAAGAGTTATACAGGTTATGCTTATAATAAAACTAGTAATATGCCTAGTATGGTATATTCAGATTATCAGTGGCAATTAAGCAAAGGAAATCCTGGTAAGGATGGTACTCCTGGTGCCAAAGGAGATGATGGGCAACAATTGTATAACTGGGTACGATATGCGGATACACCTACTAGTGGTATGAGTGTAAGTCCTACAGGTAAAGCATACTTTGGGATAGCCGTTAATAAGCCTGTAATAACTCCGAGTAGTAATTATGCAGATTACCAATGGCAATTGACTAAAGGGAATCCAGGGGAACAAGGTGTGCCAGGTAAACCTGGCGTGGATGGTAAAACTCCTATAGTACATACTGCATATTCTGACAGTGCGGATGGTAAGATTAATTTTCATTTGAGTGATTCTACTAATAGAAGTTGGTGGGGCACCTATACAGATTACGTTAGTCAAGATTCTAATGATCCTGCTAAATATAAATGGATGAAGACTAGAGGAGAGCCAATAGCGTCTAATTTAGAGCCTTCAGGAAAGTATGTAGGAATGATTTGGGTAGATACGTCTAAGAAACCTAGTGAACAGAAAGTGTGGACTGGATCTAGTTGGGAATTAGTTGGTTTATCTATTGATGATATTGAAGTAGGAGGGAGAAATCTAGTTTTGCAATCTACAAGTATTAATAGATTGCCTTTGTATGCTATTACTGCTAAAAGTTATACTGTTATAGATAATTTATTGCCATCAAAAGTATTGTTTAGGTATACTGATATTGTTAGAAAACAAAATGATAATAATGCTTTTTATATACCAACTTTAAATAATAAAGAACAGTTTAGTGTTGATTTAAAAGGTATAGATATATTGATATCTTTTTATATAAGAGCTAATAGCGTGCAGAAATTAGTACTATCATATAATGCAAAAACGTATGATATAAATGATGTTTTTAAAAGAGTAGAATTTAGTATTAGATGGTCTGGTTCAGAGAACTTACATTATCAATTAATAGGAGATAATTTATCTTGGTATGAAATACATTCATATAAGATTGAGAAAGGAAATATAGTTACAGATTGGACTTTTGCTCCAGAAGATACAGAGGTAGAACTAGAGGCGATACGTGAAAAGAATAGGCAGCAAGAAAGAGATATTAATAATCTGAATAATACCACTAACATCCTTAATCAAAAGACAAACTATCTGACAACTACTACAACAGGTAATGTAGTGACTACAGGTACTAATGAGGTGGGCGATGCGAATGGAAATGCTAAGGCTGGAATGACTGGTGTAGTAAGTTCTAACCCTGTGAATATTAGTCAGAATAGACGTGTGGTGTTCTATGCAGGTACTGGGTTTGCTAATCGGGAGAATGCTAAGGTGCAGATATGGGATGATGGAAAGTTAGTGGCGACTGATGTGTTGTTAACAGGGGTTGTCAATGCGATAGGTGGAACGTTTAAAAACATTACAGCTGAGAATCTTACAGTGACTAGTGGAGTGTTTAATAATGTAACTGCTAATAACTTTACAGTGAATAGTGGAACATTTAATGGGACTATGAATGCTAAGAATGGATGGTTTGGTAACTTATATGTATCAGGTAATGCTGTGTCAAATCAACCACAAGGATTAGATGATAAGAATAATATGCTGCTATGGGTTAGAAATAAAGTAGGTTCTCAGCGATATAAGAAGGTATTGATAGGTGGTTATTCTGAGGATAGTCCTGATAATATAAGACAGGATGTAGGAGCTGTGCAAGTCTATTCGCAAGCGGATGTGTGGGATGAGGATCATATAGGGTCTAGTTTTGAAGTTGTAGGTGGTAAGCCTGAGAGGAAGATGGCTATTAAAGTTAAAGGTGGTGGTATAGGTAACTTAGGAGGTACTGCAGTGGCTGTGCAGATAAGCTCATTCTTTGTGACACATGAATCCACAATCGTATATACGGGTACTGGTACTCTAGAGCTCAATCTTCCTTCGTCTGATACGGATAGATATGATGGAAGGCAAGTGACTGTGAGGAATAAATATAGAAATACGAATATACGTGTATCGGCTAGGGATGCTGGTATTTGGTTCTTTGATACTCAGAATGTACCAGCTTGGGGGGCTGTAACTATAGGGCCTAAGACTACTACAGTTACGTTTACTTATGTAGATGGTACGTGGTATGTTACGAGTTTGTATGGATGGAGTTAGAGAATTATAGATCACGGATTACAAATCCGCGATAACAGAGGTGAAAAACAATCATAATTAAATAAAAAAGAAATGAATAAAATGAAAGTTAAAATGCAGGAAGTAAGAACGGTGTTAGAGGGTACTTTAACGAGTGGTGGTAGTTTGACATTGGAATATGCTCAACAGGATAATAAGAATCCTGAGCATATTAGTATCAATGCTCAAAAGGATGAAACGTTTATTAGTGGTGGAATGTATGTTCCGAATGAAAGTTTTAATCTATCTATCAATGGGTATACTGCTGATGTAGGCGGTATGGTGGATGAGATTTATAAACAGTGTAAGGCTGTTTTGGTTGTGGAACCTGAGGTTAAGGTGGGAAAATAATCTTGATCAGTATTAGTAGGATTAATAAGATTAGTGAGTAAAGTTCGCTTTGCTCGCTGGTCTTAAATAGAAGAAAGGAGATGAAGGAGTATTTAGTTTATAATTTGTTGCAAATAAAGATGAGTGCGAAAGTGTCACTCTGTACAGGAGCTTGTGGAATGTTGATGGTTAATTTGATGGATTGGTGGAATACAAATTTCAATTATGTATTTGTAGCATTGTTGTTAGTTGCGTTGGATCACTTGCTAGGTAGTGTGGTTCACTTGAGATGGTTGCGTGATTTCTCTTGGAAGAAGAATGGGGCGGGATTGTTGATAAAGTTGAGTATGGTGGTTATAGGTGGAGTGGTATTTGAGGCCTTAACTCATATTACTAAAGAACAAGACTTCGTGTATAGTTACCTTAAAATGACCACACGATTGATAGTATGTATTTATCCAGGTATGTCAGCGATGAAAAATATGTCTATTATCACGAATGGGATATTTCCTCCTGGTTCGTTGATTAATTTATTTAGTAGTTTTCAAAAGGATTTGGATATGGAGAAGTTGAAGAAAGGAAATAATAAAAAGGAAGAGTAATGAGTGTAGAGAAAGTATTTCCTAGTGCTGGGCATCATGATAAAGATTCTGGTGCTGTAGCGAATGGTTATGTGGAGATGAAGGAGATGGATAGGTTTAGGAATCTTCTTATAGAGTATCTGATGTTTAAAGGACATCGATATATTACGGATGAGAACTGGGAGACGAATACTCAGTATCAAAGTCGTATTAAGCCTGTGAAAGGGGATGTGGTGCTAGATATGCATCTTAATGCAGCTGGTCCATCTGCTACAGGTGTAGAGGTATTCGTTAGTAATAATGCAAGTGATAAGAGTAAGTCGTTTGCTAAGGAGTTGGTGGATGGTTGTGCTGAGATTATGGGAATTGCTAATCGTGGTGTTAAACCTGAATCTAAGTCTGCTCGTGGTCGATTAGGAATCTTGAATAAACCTGGTATAGCTGCGTTGGTGGAGTTCTGTTTTATTACAAATGTGAATGATATGGAGGCTTTCCATGATAATGAAATGAGGTTGGTGCAGTTGGTTGGGGATTTGCTGATTAAGTATGATGAGAATAAGTAGTGTATTGTTGGTTTTATTACTTGTTGGCTGTGGTAGTCGTAAGGTGGATAAGAGTGAGTCTGTCCAGGTGATGGAGCAACAGAGTGTGAAGGAGGTTAAAAATGATTTGGAGCTATCTGTGAAAGATAGCTTCGTTAATCGTTATGTGAGTAAGAATAGTCGCTTTAAGGCGAGTGAAATTAAAATTGATAAGGATGGGGGTGTTGTTATTAGTAATCCAGTTATTGAAGCTGTAGAGGATAGTGTGGAGTCTGCTGGTGTACGTGATAGTGTTGTAGTAGATAAGGGTGTGGTTAATTCTTCTAGTAAGGTTAGTGCTGGATCTAGTTCTCGAGATAAGAAGGTAGATCGGGAGCAGTTTGGTTGGTGGGGTGTTTTGATTCCGTTAGGGGTGGTTTTGGTGGTTGGGTATTGTATAAGGTGGATATATAAAAATAAACCTGGGCTGTGAGGCTCAGGTTTATTTATTTTAAGTATAACATTTTTTAATAAGTTGAATGTGTATCTCTTGTATTTTTTTGGAAACAAATTCTTTTGCTTCCTGGTTTGTTTTTATAAGTTCATTAAAATGATTATTTATATTTATGAATTCTTCGCTTTCATAGAATGAGGTTACTAATTGTAGTTCATTTATGGGATTAGAATATAAAGGATGGTTAGTTAATGATGAGTTAAAGGTTAATTTGTACTTTTCAAATACCTCGTGATACTTCTTTTCAATTTCAATTTCTAGTTCTTTTTTATTCAT